TATTATTCTGGACAGCCTTTCTTTCCGTGTACTGGACATTCTACACCTTCTGCGGTGTGATTGCAAGCCTCTTGAACCTTTCCAGTCTTAGGATTGACCTTCTTCATAGGTTCGTTAGCCTGTTTACGACCATCGGGATCCTCCAACTCAGGCATCACCTCGATAGTCGAGGTTACTTTTTTTCAGATATACTCCTGAATGCTGAGAAAGATAATGATTCTTTCTTAGCTGTCTTTGCTGAGTCTTTAAAGTCTTTCTCAGTTGGTGCACCCTTGTCACCCTTACTACGCATCTTCTCACCACGCTTTCTCTTAGCATGGATATTAGCATAGAGACCCTTGCCCTCACCTACGACTTCAGCTCTTTCTTCCTGTGCCTTTTTCTTCTTACTACCTTTACCATATCCTTCTGACTTGATTGCAGGTTCTACGAAAGTCTGTCCGTGTGGTCCTGCAGGTAGATCTGTATTTACTTCATCCTGATCTGGATTTCCTTCTGGTCTAGCAACATGCTCATGCACTGCTTCTTTCTTGATGTTAAGTGTCTCAACGGGAACGTCTTTCTCTAGTCCATGATCGAACATAACATCATAGTGTGTTACTGTTCCATCTTCTAGTAGTGTGTGCTCTCCTTTTATACAGTTACCTTCACCCCACTCTGCATGTTCTACCTTAGTAGCACATGAATGCTTTACCTTTTTGATAGTTGGTTTGCCTTCTTCACCTTTTGGTTCCGCAAGTTTCATACCAGGTGCGTCACCACCTCCAACACCATCAGCTCCTTTGCCTTTGATGTCTGTATTACCCATGACTGCGGAGTAATCATATCTCCATGTCTCTTCGACACTTTTAAACTGTGTGTTTAGACTTGTTTCTGCAGCTAACTGTGCTAAAGTCTTTTCCTCGTGATGGCTCATCTTATCTTTTTTGGGGTCTGTTGGAATAACTTGCTTAACTGGGACTGTACCTTCAGGTTTCTGTACCTTCTGGCCAGGTGTAAGCGACATAACATACTCACGATATGCGTCAGTACCTGTCTCAAATACTTCTTTTATGTTTGTGATCCAAGTGCGGAAGGTTGTTTCTTCAGCAGTAAGACACAACACATAGTTAGGTCCTCGACGTAAAATCTTTCCTACTTGTCCGTTCTCAGTAAGAATCCACTCACCTTTTTTATAGACTTCATTCTTATAGAACTTATCTTTGGTGATATTTGCTTCCGCAACCTTAGTTTTCTTCGCAAAGTCCGAGAAAGATTTCATTAATATATGTGTACATATCAAGTTTATTTATACGGGTTTACATGTTATCGTGTATTTCTATCATCAACTCTCTGCATTGCTTGTCTGGAAGTGCGGAAGGAATACCTTTCCTAAACGTTGTGAAATCACCTACCTTAGCTGCTCTCCGCATTTTAGTACCAGAAATAGCAAAGGTATCACCGTCAGCATCACGTTCTCCAGATGATAAAATATCCATCTTACGGAAAGAATAGTCTTTATGATTGTAGTTCTTAACCCACTGCATAGCTTTTACTCTATCAGATCCAACAAGAAAGTATGCTTCATGGTATCCATCTTTCATAATATCTTGGAAGACTGCAGTTGGATCTCTAGGTCCGCTAAAAATTTTTCCTCTATGCTCAGGAAACATCTTAATCATATACTTTAATTTCGTATCAGGATCTAGTGGGTTAGTTCCTTTCTTATCTACAGTCTGAGAAATGTATATGCGATAGTCATGACCTTTAGCTGCTTTCTTTACAGCTAAAAAGTTCTCCTTATGTCCTATTGTAGGGGGTTGGAATCTACCAAACGTAAAATAACAAACCCTAGATTCTAATTCTATCGCCATTGCTTTGCGAGTGTGAAGTTGTTATATGAAAACTCAATACGGTTAACAAACTTGATCATGTCTCCATCTTTATGTAGAACATAACCTTCATGAGCCGTGATCTTATAACCTTTATCAGTCATAACATATGTCTGAATAGTTTTTTCTAGATCATCCAGTTTACCTATCACCATTGTCTTCAATGCTTGTAGTTCTTTATATAATTTGAGTACACCTTTGAACTTATCAGCATTTTCTACCGCATAGTTTTGACTCGCATAGATTAAATTCTTTTTTTGTACCTGTGTCTTTGCTGTTAGTTTACTAGCAGCTGCATTTACCTTACCATCATAGAAGTTAATCATATCTGCTAATGCTTTATCTGTATTAGTAATAGTTTGTGCCTGTTTTATCTGATCATTGAAAAACTGTTTCATATATGATGAGATATGCCACTTAGCATCACCTTTTGTACCTTTAAGACCCAAAAGTTCATCAAGAAACTTTCCAGAAAATTTACACATCCTTTCTATCTCATCTACATGTCTATCAAATTGAGTCAATTCAGATGCAGTGAAGTTAACATTATTCATAGGTGTAGTATTCTTAATATTTAAAACATCAGGGGTGCTACCAATCATACTATCTGGTACACCACCTTGTGCCTGCATAGATTCAAGATCATCACCTTTATAATGAGTATGAAATACTACACCAATCTTTGATGCTTTACACTGCTCACCTAAAGGATGATCTACGGGTATAGCATAGGTAATAGTATTAGGTCTGAATGTATAAAGTTTTTGTCCATTAATTGTCTCCTCCATTACATCGTCAGTATAAAGAAGATCTCCTTGTATTACACCATTAATATTTAATTTTTCAAACTCTCTCAAAGCAACTTTTAATTTATCTTTAAGGTCAGGTATATTAGTATAGTATGCATCTATGTTCTCATCAAAATAACAGAGTTTAGGTTCTGTTTTATTGAACACTGATTTAGTACCCACAAAGAATCTACCTGTAAGAGGATGTTTACCACAAACAACTGATGGTGCACCATCCCATTTGGTTTGCATTAAAGAACCCGATGAATTTTTACCAACCATATTTCTTAATTCTCTTAGAAAAGAAACAGCAGCATGGCAACCCTCAACTCCATAGTTGAGCATCTCATCTTCTAAATGTTCTAGATGTTTTAGTTGTGTTATATTTGCCATTACCTTTTAAAATAATCTCCGTTGCTATGTGTGGGGTAAATTTCTCCACCAGACTTAGATCTAATATTAAATTTAAAATCATATTCCTTAGTTTGAAAATTAATATCAATTCTTTTACCTGCTCCACCTGCTCCACCATAATCAATACCAATAGTATCACTAGTTAATTTACTGGCACTATTCATATATGATTTATCAACTTCATATACATGTAAATCCGTTCCAGTATAATGCACCATCCAATATCCATATCCAACTCCACTAGCACAAAAATTTTCTAGATCTTTTTTCCCTTGTCCTTCTAAGGTATGTGATGTTCTATGACCTACTACTGTAGGTGTTTTTCTATCTTTATCATACTTAGAGAATACATCTATAAATTTTGCACGATCTATACCAAACATATCTAAGTAACGTTGTCCTTCTGCTGTTATTTCACCAGCTTCCATCTTCTTTAGTGGAAATATTCTTAACCCCTCTGCTTCTTCATCTCTAGGACCTCGTACACCTACGTTAAAGAATGATAATGTATCTCCAAACTTAACTGATAGATATATTTTTTCATTTCCACCACTTTTTCCCTTACCAAGTGTCAGAGTTATATCTGTTAAGGTACTTCCAATATCTTTTTTATCTTCACCACCTGCAGAAATATAAAAAGCACCATTCTTTTCTGCCATAGGACGAGGAGCATTTACACCACCAACATGCTCTGCCTTTTTAAAACATTTGTTTTGATTCTTTTTACATATAGCTTTCAGTATTTTTTTAACATGCTCAGGATATCTACCACCTGCATCACCATACTTAAAAAAACTGTCAGCAAGTTCTCTTTCATATTGCTCACCTTTATTTACCTTCTGCCCACTAGCACCTCTACCACCAAAATGATCTGTCTTATGTAAATCTGCAAACGTCCAATCATATGTGAAACCATCGTCCCATTCCTTCATAGATCCCCAGACTTCTATCTGTGCTTTACCCCTTAGACCACCTGCGTTTGCTAATGTATCTAAGTCTGTCAATAAAGCATTAGTCCATTTCTTAAACTTAAGTTTATCTCTATTATATTTCTGCTCAGTACCATTTTTAAAATAGACAGTCACTTCAAAAATTTCTAAGTACCCATTATTATCTGTGAGCTCAAAAAGACCGCCATCCACAATCCTTTTTACAAAGGTTTCGGGGCGACCGTCATATCTTTTTCCGTTGCGATAAAAATCAGATAGTTTCATACAACTATTTAGAACTGCTTCCAGTATCTAGGGGGTAGCATACCTGATTCTGTATCGGTTCTATGCTTTAGAGTTAGAACAATGTCACCAGCGAGACTAATTCTTTGATGTTCTCTGGGTTCTGGAGAAGTATAATGTTCAAGAGAACCAGGAAACATAACGAGATGCTCAGGTTGTGGTGTGATAGCATATCCATCACCATTGTTATATCTATTTTCTTTAATAAGTTTAAACGCATCTCCGAACCACTCGTTAGGATTTCTTTTTGTTAAAATTATTGGATCGCCAGGTGTCTGTACATAGTACACCCATGATATATGTGAGCAAGAATGATAATGAACAGGAAAGTGTTGACCAGGATCACATATAGTAAACCATGTCTTTGCAAAGTTAATTTCAAATGTACTTTTATCTATTGCAAAGTGGTCTATGTACTCCCTAACACATCCTTTCACAGCTCTAAAAAAATGGTCTAGTCTCTTGTCTTGATGAACAAGAACTTTACCATTCAATTCCCCTGTAATTCTACCTGTTGTGTTATCAAACTTGGCATCCTCAAAACTTTTATAAAGTGAGGGTAAGAAACCACCTAGTTTCTTTTCATATATGATAGTGGGGAATGCTTGATGAAATTTAGAGGTCGTCTGCTGCACGGTTCTCTGAGTCCCCGATGTCAAACTTACCGCCAGGATATCTTTTCTCTAGTTTTTTGACATTTCTTTTTATGACTTCATCAAAAGATATGTCTAATGCTATACAAGCATTTGCTACGTACCACATAACGTCACCCAACTCAATAATAAGATGTTCTCTATTATCGTCGTTCCAAGGCTTACCTTGGAAGACCATCTTCTTAACGATCTCCAAAAACTCACCAGACTCAGCAGCAAGCCCAACGCCAGCAGTGGTAAGACGTTCAATATTGGCACCCTTTTGGTCAAGTTCAACCAAACGATCAGCAAGATAGACAAAATCTTTACTGGAATCGGATGTGACAGCATCCACGAAATCACTGTACTTATCAAAATCTATTGTCATAGTAAATTCTTTCTCACATGTATGTATTATACTTTTAAACTAGCAAATTTCTTAGATAAATTTTCATTTACTTTCTCAATTTCCTCTTGTCCTGAATCAGACAAGTTTTGTTGAGCACTCTGTTCTACATCATACAGCCTCATCTTCGATCTGTCAATACCCACCACGAAACGTTTGTTAACAGTAGGATCATTGTACCTATTCTTTAACTGTTTGACCATGATTTGATTTAATCCTTCCAACTCTTCGGTAGAGATGAGAGCAAACATAAGGTCAGCAGTAGCTGGCAAACCGAAGCTTTCCGAGGTATCGGTAAGATCAATGTCACTAGAAGCAAAACCAGAGCGAGTGGTCTGAGTAGCAGATACAATAGGTACATTTGCTTCGACTGCAAGACCTCTGAGTTCTTCTGCGATTGATTTGATGTAGGAGTAGGAGTTGACATTAGTACCTGCTCTGTACCTCGATGAAGCACATATATTTAAGTAGTCTATGAATATTATATCAGGTCTGAATGATTTTTTCAAGGCTAATTCATTCAGCAATGATTTAAAGTGACCACAGTGTGCTGATGCTGTAGGATATTCTTTAATAACAAGTTTACCTTCTGTCTTTTTAGACAATGCTGTAATCTTATTGTCGAACATCAACTTAGGTAGTTGGTTCAAGTTTTGTATATCACAATTTAAAAGGTTACTATCTATTCTTTCGGCAATTTTTTCTTCTGCCATCTCAAGAGTGATGTAAAGAACGTCTTTGTTTTCGAGTAAACAAGTACTGGCAACGTGACACATAAACAAAGACTTACCCACCCCAGTACCTGCAAGAGCAATGTTGAGAGTTTTATTAGGTAGTCCACCTTTTGTGATACGGTTGAAGTATTCCAAATCAAAAGGTATCTTGTCCTCAGTTTTATGGTAGAATTCGTATCTTTCTTCGTAGTCTTGTAGGTAATCATGTCCGATATGATTATCGAAACTAACTGCTAAGGCATCAGATAAAATATTTGGTATAGCATTAGGAGTTTTCTTATCATCATTACCTTCTGCTATCTTAATACTCTCCATGAGAGCAAGATATATTGCACGTTCCTTACACCATTTCTCTGTTGTATCTACAATCCACTCAGGATCAGATTTTTCGCTATCAATATCTCGAATCAATGTAAGAATACTTTGATGTTGTTCATCAGATATACTATCCAATTGACCAACTTCAATCTCCAAAGCTTCCTTAGTAGGTAGAGCGTTATACTGCGAAAAGTATTTAGATATAACAGTAAATAAGTTCTTTTCTAAATTGTCAGAAAAATATTCTTCCTTGATAAAGGGTAATGCTTTGCGTACATACACCTCATCAAGGATTAGGTTCTTTAATATTAATTGTTCTACCTTATTCATTCAATTCTAAAACAAGTGGAAGTGTTATAGTAACCCTATTTTTAGTTTTAACTGGAGGAGTACTATGTTCTATAAAGGATGGAAATATTATAACATCTCCTTTATTAATATACAACCCTGCTGCATCTTTCCACTCATCAATTACTGCAGGTCGCAAAGCATTTAGTATTGACCTACATGGATGGTGAAAAACATCTGAAGAATCTTTATCATCAACATCAATATAATGTATCATTGTATAATGACTTGGTAAAGTGTCTAATCTATCAGAACATTCACCCTTCTCTAAGACTTTTAGAATCATAGCATCTACATTACATGTATGAGTCTCATAACATCCAATCTCAGTAAGAAATGTTTCTACTGTATCAGTATACACTTGACCTAAATGAGGATCAAGTTGTGTAATCCCCATCAAAAATGGAGAGGGTAATGAAAACTTATTTTCTTTCCACACTCCATCAGCATATGATATAAAATCCTCGTTATTTTCTATATTATATTTTCTTAGAGGTATTGCAAATAAATCGTCTCTCATGATCCATACCTAAACTCTTGACCTGCAGCCCAGTCTAACTTTTCCATTATTTCTTTTGTGAAGTATTTGTCAGGATCTTTGAGGATAGCAGAAGGATAGACGCTAGAATCGCCAACAACAATACGGTTCCCCTTACGTTCAAAAACTCCATACTTCTCACCCAACTCCAGTAGTCCGTAATGTTTGTCAAGTCCCCTTGCATCATAGTATAACCGTGTATCGACACTTGCATTCTCCTTTGTTAGACGCGACTTAGCAGCCTTTGCTTTGACAATGTTGCCAATGACATCTTTACCGTCTTTTTCTTTCTTCTTAGAAAGATAGATGATAGTGGAAGCAGCATATTTAAGACCAGAACCGCCACCCATTTCCTTTGTGGGGACGTATGCTCCAACGACATCATACGTATGGTTTGTAACAAGTAAAGGGACATTTGCTTTGCCTAATTTTAATGTAAGAATACGGAATATTGCCTTAACAACTTGTGCTCTAGTCATGTCACGAGTGTCTTTACCCTCGGCACTATCTGCTAGTTCTTTAGATGTTGAAAGCATACCTAATGAGTCTAACACAAACATCATAGGTTTGCGATCTTTTATGTCTAATGCTAGATATTTGTCTAGTATTTGTATAGCTTGTGTACGAAACTCTTGTACTGTAGTGACTGGTACAAGGATCATACGTCCACCATCAATACCACGGTCGTCAATCATCTGTTTAGTGATGGCAGCTTCTGATTCAAAGTAAACTACACCAGCATCAGGGTTCTCTGCAAGATAATTTTGTACAACACCCATAGCAAAGAAAGTTTTACCTGTACCACTTTCACCTGCTAGTGCAGTAATTTTATTAGAGGGTACACCTCCATAGATTGAACCACTTACAAGAGCATTAAAAATATATGATCCCGTATCAACAAATGATTCAATGTCACCTACGCCACCTTCAGATAGAAGACCTGCGTATTCATTGTCAATCTCTTTGACAATTCCTTTTAAAAATGATGAAGTCATGCAAATAAAAATTCAAGGTTAGATACTTTCTCTGTCTCCCATCCTATCACATTTGTGATGATTCGTAAAGGGTCGAGAAATGCTTTTTTAAATTGGGCATCACGATCTATCTGCCCTTCCACTCCCAGTTCACGAGGGAATGTATTAAGGAAAGAGATTACGTTTTCATTACTGATTTTGTTTGGTCGTCTAAGATAGATATACTTTATTTTTTCACCCTCTTGAACTAACGGATACTTGTACTGGAGTTTGTTCTTTGCGATATAAAAATTATAAAGCAAAGTTCCACGAACATGTAGAGGGGTGCCCTTTGTATACACGGTTCCTGACGCTTTAAATTTGCGTAGTCCATTGACTGATCTAGGAAATGCTATGTCTTCAGGCGGTAACAAATTGAATTCATCCTTGAATCTATCTATAAAGGTTATCAAGTCTTTTTCTGTGCCATCCATCATAATATTAATGGCATCTTTAATAGCTTTTCTGCATGGTGCAGGTGTCGAAGATTTAACTGCTTCGATCCCCATCATTTTAAGTTTTGGTTTGTTGTATCTTACACCTTCTGAGTCCCAAACATTGAGCATATATCTTTTCTTTGCTGTCCAGATACCACTCGATGCAATGTTCTCACGTTTCATGATCATCTTCTGGTCATAGGCACTGACATATTCTGCCAGTTCTTCGTAAGAACTTTGAATATAAGGCTCAAGTTCCATTTCACAGATCTTGTTAAGGAACCCAACAACACCCTCAGTAGTCTTCTCTCGTTCTTTGTATATAATCTCGACGAGAGGGCCCAGATGCAAATAGATAGAATCGGTATCAACAGCAATAACATAATCTTCATCCTTTGTTTTGAGTATTTTGTTTAGATAATTATTCATCCGATCTTCAATCCAACGAATTGAAACCTGACCAGATAAAGTAATCGCTTCTGCATTTTCAAGTTTGTAATAACGAAAGTATTCGTTACCAATCGCACCATAAGCAGAGTTCAGTTGGATCTTACGAGCCATCTGAATATTGTTGAATGTTGCGATATCTTTGACAAGTTTAGGATCTTTTGTATCCTCATACTTTTGTTTCGCAGCAAGCATTTTTTTCTTATACACAGTTCTTTCTGTGTATATCTACTCCATAATCTCTGGTAAGAAACCACGAATGTCAGTACGATACATTGCACCGTTGGCACATACCGCACTATCCTTATGAAGTTGAAAGTCTATCTCTTCTTGAAGTATTCGATCAACCGTAGCTGTTGGGTGTCTGTCATCCTTGAGGGTCTCTGGGGAAATGTTATATTGCATAATAAGATGAGGATACAGACTATTGAGATCAAAACTGACCACCCAATCATACTTTCCTGGAATCGGTTCCTTGACATAAGCACCTGCGTATTTGTCGTTTTTATCAGATCTATTCTTAGGAGGAATAACAATATTCCTTCTCTTCAAATAGTTATAGATGATGGTATCCCACATACGAACTTGATAGAATACATCCTCATAATTCACCTTGGCTTCGTATGCCATAGTGAGAGCGAGTTCAATCAACTTCATCTTGCTTTCCAAACGGTCAACAAGTTCTACGTCAATTATATTATATTCTATAAACTTCTGCCAACCATTTGTGTAGAAGTCCTTAAACGTATCAAACTCAGAGTGGTCTAACTTCTGCTGACCCAACTCTACCTTTGCAATATAATCCAACCTATAAGACTCTTGTGCCTTATAAGTAAACTTCTTATAGAGATCAAGATAATCAATCACAGATATACCTGCCATCTCACAAGCAATCTGTTTACGACCATGCAATACAAGATCTCTCTTGCGAACATAACCCCAAGGAGAAAGTTTACGAACAACCTTCTCACCCATCAATCTTTCTATTCTACCAACAATATAAGGTATATCATATAACTCACAGTTCCATCCAGTCACAACTTCTGGAGTATTAGACTGCCAATATTCTAGAAACCTATCAATAAGATTATACTCATCATGACATTGAACATACTTTACATCCTTACGGGTATTATTAAATGGTCTTGATGCAAAACATATAATCTGCTTTGTCGTATAATCCTGCAATGTGATTGCAAGTAATTCCTCTGCACAATTAAAGACATCAGGGAAACCACTCTCTGCAGCAACCTCAATGTCAATCGTTACAAGACGAATCTTTTTAATATCAAACTGTATATGATCCTCTGGATATTTTTCTGAAATATATTGATAAACATATCTGTCATTGCCATATATTTTAAAGTTCTCAACTTCATCATATTTCTTGTAGAACTCACGACAATCTCTCACAAAGCCAGGTTGAATCGGTTCAACAGAATCACCTTCTAAAGTTTTGTATTTTGTTTTTCTCTTAGATGGAACAAACAAAGTTGGTTTCCATTCTTCTCGATGTGTGATGTGTTTTCCATTCTCATATCCACGAATCAGAAACTGATTACCTATGAGTTGTATATTGGTGTAAAATTTCACGAAGTCACTTTGGAATACTGTTCAAAAATCATAGGGCTGGGAGTGACAAGAGTTATAATCTTATCGGAGTTAATCATTACCTCATTTTGTTCAGTATAGTCTTGCATCCACTTATGTAAAGCACCACCTTCAATTTTGTAAGGTTTTGTTAATTTACAATTTGGATCTCCAAACTCTGCAGCAATTTCTTCAATCTCTGATACTACTATCTCTTGACTAGACAATAGCAGGACTTTGATTACCTTTGTTTCTTCCATCTAATCTCTCCTGATAAAGTTTTTTTATAACTCATATTTC